CTATATCGTCCCTCCCCTTATAGGAAAAAGGATAACCAACCATAATATCCTGTCAAGCCCTCGCCCACTCGGACCCAAATCTTGTCTCAAGTAGGCTAACAATCAGCCAGATAGGAAATCTGTCTGTTGCTGAGGTTAGATCCACAGAATAGTAACAAGGCCAATCCTTGGTCTTGTCTTTGAATGAATTCTGATCAAAAGTACAGTCCTGGGGGATATCTCTCAATAAATTGAAGAGGTAAGAATGGACAGGCTTGAGAACAGATTGACTGAAGTAATCGAGAATTGCGATTACTCTAGTCTTACATTCACGATCCTGAATGCAAGAGAGTCTTCTCAGACTCAACTTACGTTTAGGAACTTTCTGTGGAAACACTGCCATTAATTTCGGAAGATTGCGGATCAGAGCTCGAATATTCCCTTCAAACTCTGCCCCTCCAACGATAATTAATGAGTTGATGAGAGATGGGGGAAGGATCGACAGATCGAGTAAAGAGTTCCATAAAGCGTGCCCATTGGGCCCACTCTTTGTCGTGAAATACCATCCTTCGAAGCGGGAACTCCGAGGGATCTCCCCGAACTCTTGGGGTTTAACTCCAAGAGCTCTTCAAAACTTTGACTTGGATCTTATTAGATTAGGTCACCCTCTAAAGGAAGGCTTGCCACCCAATATGAGTCAACCAGACTCTATCGGACCAAGCTTAGGCTTTGGAGAGGTAGTTCAGCACCTAGTTACAGTTAACAGGGTCATAGCGAAGCAAGCTCAACGGCTTGGTTCCATTGACTCTATCTTCCGAAATAGGTGAATTCCTAAACGGGTGCGTAGTTTCTTACGCAAATAGTAGTAATCTTTATCCTTAGGATTGCCTCGGATGCTAATTCATCGGCCGAAGAATGCTCTAGTCTCTTTAGCCCAAGAGACTGCACTCATAAGACCGCGAGTTAGATGTATGAGTTCAAGCCTTCCCAAGTAGAACTCAAAGTAGTCATCGGTGACCCAGTGAGGGTCTCAAAAGA